CCGCGCCACTTAGCCGCGGGCTTGGCATATCGCCTAGCAGCCAAGACAGCAGCAGCTGCGTAAGGAAAAGAGCGCGTCAGCGAGTAACCCATAGCACAGCAGTATGTAATGCTGGCTGCAGTGCGCGCAGGAATATATAACAAAGGAAATACACCGGTGCAATGCATGATGGTCTAGCTGGGGGCGTGGCTTACAGGCTAGGGTGAGCTAGCCTACAGGCAGACACAGGACACAGGACACAGGTTGCCGGTAATACTAGCGGCAACCTGTGTTCATTGTGATCAGAAGGCGAGAATGAATAAGAAGGTACAGAAATTTTGCTTTACATTAAATAACTATACCGAAGATGAGTACAGAAAAATACGTGAATATATGGTTTCCAAGTGCGTTTATGGAATTATCGGAAGAGAAATTGGCGAACTCGGAACTCCACATTTGCAGGGATATTTCAATCTTGGCAGGGATGGACGTAAATCGTTCGCGACTCTTAAAAAAGAGATTGGAGCGAGATCGCATATCGAACAAGCACGCGGATCAGATGAACAAAACAGGACATACTGCTCGAAAACAGGCGACTTCGTCGAACACGGGGAGCTACAGTCGTCTGGCAAAAGGAACGATCTTAACGACGTTGCGGAGGCGATTACAAAGGGAGGATCAGTGGAGGATGTGGCTCTCTCCCATCCATCAACGTACATTAAATTCCATCGAGGAATTGAAGCTCTACATAGTGTCGTGGCTAGCAGGAGAACACGGAGTTTCAAAACAGAAGTTTCTGTGTTGGTGGGAGCACCAGGGAGCGGAAAGTCGCGCTACGCGTCTGCAAAATCTGCTTCTTTGGGTCCAACGTATTACAAGCCGCGTGGTGAATGGTGGGACGGATACAACGGTCAGATCAGCGTGGTCATCGATGACTTCTACGGTTGGCTCAAATATGATGATCTGCTTAAAATCACGGACAGGTACCCCTACCAAGTACCAATTAAAGGAGGTTACCGACAGTTCACCAGCAAATACATCTTCATAACAAGCAACGTAGAAATCGACAAATGGTACAAGTTCGAAGGATATGAGACCACAGCATTGCGTCGACGTATCGAACATTATCACATAAATGAAATACCTGACGGAAACATATACAACGAAGACGGCATTGCAATATTAGATATTTACGATATGCAAGAACTGAGTAACATAGTTCAGACTGATGGCGATTTTCCACTCGAATAAATTAGGTGGCTCTGAAAAGAACCGGTGTATTTCTTGTTTTTTTATTTTGTTTGTTGGAGGGTATCACAGTTTTGGAGGGAAAGCCATGGTCGGGTGGAGGGGGAGCGGGTTTAAACAATAGATGTCTTGCACTTCCAGGTAGTATAACAACAGAGATCAGCCATGACCACAATTTGAGATGTACGAGTAACAATGTCTGTAGAAGGAGGATAAAAACTGGGAGGGTACGGATCGTCTGGCATAACCCAGATGTCAGGGGAAAACTGAGTAGTAGCACCAGGGGGGACTCCAAAATTGCCTGTAGTGTTAGCATTCTGAAGATAGGTATCCAAGTTAGTGTATTTTCCAGCAGTAGCCCCAACACCAAAAGCAGCTGCATAATTGTCAGTGACCCAATTATTAGTGTGAGATGTAACAGGAACAAATCCCCGTATAGCCGAATAACAGTTCTTCTTACAAAACTTAGTAAACTGGGATTCATCATTCTTGTCAGGAGGAGTGGTATTACCGGAAACAATTTGACGCCAATACCAAAACACCCAATCCGGAAGCTCGGTTATTTGAACATCCGTAACAGCAGGAACAACAGTAGCTCCAGCACCTTGTTGTTTAGTAGTAGTGCGAGTCTCTAAAAACACGCGAAGGTTGGTAAGAGAATAAGTATATTTTGCAAGCTTCTTATAGTTGAATGAATTAAAGATCGCTTCTTGCAAGGGATTAGTACCAGAAGGAGCCATCCATTTTGTGTGGCCCGCTTGTATACGAAGAGGTGAGGAAGCAGTGTTGCCAAAGGCAAAATCCCACTTAGTATTCAGCTCAACTACATTTTTGAAACGGACCAATCGGTAACCAGGAAGGTTCATCTTGAACCGGCTACGACGAGCCTTACGATAGCGGTTACGACCCTTGCGGCCTGCTCTACGTTTCCGCTTAGTGATAGTGCGACTGCGAGAGTAGCGAGTAGCCAAAGCAGTACCAACCTTCCTACCACCGCGCCACTTAGCCGCGGGCTTGGCATATCGCCTAGCAGCCAAGACAGCAGCAGCTGCGTAAGGAAAAGAGCGCGTCAGCGAGTAACCCATAGCACAG